CAAACATGGGATTTATATCTGCTGGTCTTGTAGCATTTGGTATTGGTAGTACTGTCGCTGGAGTAGGTCAAGCAATCGCTAAATTTACTGGAGGTTCTGATTGGTCACAAACTACAGTAGATAATGTTAAAAATCTTTTAACTATCCCATCTTTACCTGGAGCAACTCCTGCAGAAGTAGAAAACTTTAAAACTGTAATGTCAGGATTATCAGATGGACTAATGTCATTCGCTGGAGGTAATCTTGTTGGTTCTCTTGCAAACGCTGGATCAAAAATAGTAAATTTCTTAACAGGCAGTGAGTCCCCTATTACAGAAATGATGAATGTTGCTAGTAAAGCAGACGACCTAACAAAAGGCGCAACTGCACTAGAAAGAATTGAAAGTGCATTATCAAAATTAAGTGGACTTAAATTTGATGGCGGCGATATTAATATTAAAGATATGGCGGATGACTTAGTAGGTGCCGTGCCAGCAATCGAAAAAGCAATCATGGGTGGTAAAGCAGAGGGTGGTTTCTTTAAAAAATTGTTCGGTGGAGAAAGTATAGAATTTAAAGGTCTTGCATCAGGTGAAGTAAATTTCGAAGAAGCATCAAAGAATATTAAAATGTTAAGGGATTCGCTAGGTCTTGTAGCACCTGAACCAGCGGTACCAATTACAACTGCTGGTGCTATGACCGGTCCACCAAACACACAATTAGTTGGTGATGGTGTTGTAGTTACTAAGTCAGGAAATAAATTACAAACTGCACAAGCAGAAAATAACGAACTATCAACTTTAGAAATGTTGTACAATCAACAAAAACCAAGCGTGACGCAGATTAACAGTACCAACTCTAGTAATGCAAGTACTACAACTGTTTCAACGAATAACATACATCATAAGTCAGATTTAACTCAACTTACGAATGTTGATTTCTAAGTAGATAGTTTATAGAAAAACCAAAATAAAAATACACAACCAAGACCAACAAGAGCAATAGCGACACTAATCTCAAACCATTGATACATTTGCTGTTGTCTTTGTATTCTTGCTCTTAGTTCTGCCTTCTCTTGGTCTTTTCTTCTCTGTGCCGCTTCTGCTTGAAACTTAATCCAATCTTGCCACATACCAGCACGTCCTGTGTAAATCATAAGTTCACGCAGTTCGTCTTCTTGTGCTTTGATTTGCTCTAGTGCAAGAAACTCTTCTAAATCAGATTTGTCTCCAGATGCTTTATTAACTTTTTTCTGTAAAGCACTCTTTGCGTCAAAATAGTTGATAATACCCTCACCCATTTGATGAAGTTCTTTACCATTTTGAATGAATTCTTTTACAGTGTTAAATGCCGCCGAGCATAGTGCGAGTTCTGCCAGCATGATTACCCCTTGCTAGGTTAAACATCTTATATCATACTGTAGGGAAGTGCGACCATATCAATCGTTACTACTATTTATAATGGTTCTCAATATCGGCATAAAAAAAAGAGGACGCAAGTCCTCCTTTTCTTAAACAACTGTTACTTTCTTCATCAAACGAAATCTAAGATTTCCTCAAACTAGTATAAGAGTAATCTGATGAATGGAATAACTTCCGTTCTCCTATTGTGTTATGTTAGTCATCGCTGGCAAGTTTACTGAAGTATGACATTGCTTCATCATCTTCATCATCGCCTGATGATTGTGTCACCTCTGGTGTAGTAGATTTCGCTTCTTCTACCCATGGCGCTTTATCCACACTTGCTGGTGTTGGCGTTGGTGCCACAGCAGGCGTGAAACTTTCTTGAGATGCTCCTTCTAAGTTGAGAACCAAATTAAGTTTTGATTGCAACTCATCATAAGACTTGAAGTTTGATGATGCAAGAAATTCTTGCAACTTATATTGTGAGTTCCACAATGCTTCAATCTTAGCATCATCACCTTCGAATACAGGTGATACGGAATCAAATTCAGATTTATCGTAGTTAGTAAAACCTTCTACTTTTCTAATCTTCAATTTGAAGTTTGTACCTTTCCAAGGATCAAATGGGTTGATAGGACTTTCGTCTTCAAACTGTGGTTTCATCTGATCCATAATCTTATCAAAGATTTTCTTACCAAACTTGAACAGTTTCACTTGACCTTCATTCTCAGGATGCTTAGGATCAGAAACTACTAAGACGTTAGCGATATAAGAAAGTCTACGCTTCTGCTTTCTCGCAATGTCTTTGTTCGCTTCAGTACCAGAGTTCCATAGTACAGAGTTATGCTCTGCAACCGGGTCTTTTTGATTTAGCGTAGTGAGAGAATTCTCAATATACCATTTACCAGTAGGACCTTGAAACCCATGATTGAAGATACGAACCCATGGTAGTTCTTCACCTTCACTCTCTGGAAGGAATCTAATAACTGCATAACCATTACCAGACTTATCTAGTTCTGGACGCCAGAAGCGTTCATCTTGATTGCTGTTGTTAGACTTTTGGGGGGTATTTACTTTGTCTACTTCTGTTAGTAGACGGGAAAGATTGTCGTTAGACTTCTTTAGTTGTGCGAATGTACTCATATGTTTTTACCTCGTATGTACGTTATATTGCGTTGTATAAGTTTATCTTATCCACATAATCATTATATGTGACTATTTATATGACTTTCATCATATTTCTGTATTCTACTATACACTATTACCTTGTATTTGTCAACATCTAAATCAAGAAAAGGTCGGTATTTGATTAACTTTCGCCGTTCTTCTTTCCAGAAGAAATCTTCACCGAGCATCTTGTCCCAATATGACAAGTAGTTGTTAATAGCATCTAGTATAAGCATCGTTTCGATTTTAACATCGCCACGACTATACATTTGTAGTAGCAGAGGATGTTGCTCATCTTTTACTACAAAGCATTTGTCGAACTTGTTGATGTTCTCTTCTTCAAGTTCTGAGCAAATTTCTTCTAGGTCGTTAGTCAAGTTCTTTGTTAAACTCTGTAAACGACCTCTCCAGATATTGTATACTTGTAGTGCTTCTTCATAAATGAAAGCACCACCCCACCGATTACCATCTACATGATTAGCAATCAGAAACTTTGGTAGTTCATCTTCACTAAACTCTTCTGCAAGTCTCTTGAAGTTAAACTGGTCAGACCTTTTATAAAAGGTTTCGTCTTTTGTCTTGACTGCACCTCTGGTCTTTGTTATATCGTATCTATCTGTCGTGAAGTGTAACTTGAAAGCAAGGTACACATTAAAAGCATCAAATTCATTCATCGATAAGGTTTGCCGCATATCCATCCTACTAAACTATAACGAGTACCCTCTGTTACGGGAGTTACTCTATGAAACATAAAACTAGGGAACACTATAGCACATCCTAACTTAGGTGTCAAGACTTCTGTTCTATTTTTTTCGTGTGGTGCCCCTACTTCAAACTCAAAGTTACCACCAGTGTAATCAGTATTTAAAATGATAGAAAAACTAATCTTTCTTATCTTACCTGCTAGTTCTTTAGATACGTCATTAGAAGAGTAGGGAGTGCTTCTCTGGTCGGCGTGCCAATCATAATGTTGCTTCTTACTACCTTCATACTTCGTAAACTGCAAGTCTTCAATTATATCATAATCAAAGTTCCAGTTATTGTTAACATTCTCTAAATATATCATCTGAAGTAAAGGTTTATAAAAGAATTCAGTTTGTGCATTTCTTTTGAACCAGGCAACAGAACTTAGTCGATGATTTTTTATTGCTTCTTCAGTACCATCAATCTTTGCTGGTTCAATATTAGAATTACCCATATCAATAATCTTTGCAATCGTTGCATCATCTAATATACGTTTTGTTTCAGAAAATTGATACTTTAAAATCATACTGGCAACTCTGCAGTTGTTCTCGGAAGATAATGTAAATCTTGAGCATTAACTGCAACCTTCTCTTTCAATGTCTTACTGACAAACTTCTTAACATCTTCTGGTTCAAGTTCATGGTTCTCACAATAAATTAATATTGCATCCATATAATTGACTTGTTTATCTTTAACAATATCTTCAACTATCTTAGAAAATCTTTTAGGTGTCATCGGTTCTACATCATTCATTAATTAGTCCCATCTATAAAATATGTGGTCAGCAATTTGACCTACATATGTGTGTGTTTTACTCCATGAAGGACTAACATAATGAGCATGATAATGTGTAGCACCCTCAATCAATCCATCATACCTACCTGTTAAGATACGAATTGTTAATGCGTAAATCTTTGCATATGATTCCTTATCTCTTATTACATCTGCTTTACCATCACAATACCATGAAAACTGACATTGATGTTTTCTAGGATAATACGTTCTTTCATCTTCTGATAAATCTGGATACTGTTTTGTTTTCCAACTCTCTCGCATTTTAGCATCATATACAACTTCACATACAGTGTTTGGATATCTACTATCTTTTACTCTATTCAATACTACGAGTCCAACTGCAACTTGACCAGCATCAGGTTGACCTTTTGCTTCATGGTAAATATTATTAGCAAGACATATTGCAGGATTTGAACTTGGCAATACAGGTTCTGCACTTGCAGAAAAAGAAACGACAGATAATATTGTAGTTAATAAAAATTTATTCATAAACAGATTATACTCCATTTAGGTTAGATTGTCAAGTATTTTTTGAATTATTACCTAAGATAATATTCTATCTACCACTGCCAATATTACTACATATGAGGCATACCCAAGCAAACTCCATAGAGTTGCAAAAAGAACCATCTCTATACTGTCAGTCTCATACCACCATTGTTTGAACTTATTCATGTTCGCCGCCGTTTGCTCTTCCTAGTCCACCGAAGTACTGAGGATTGCGTCTAGCAGTTTCAAATGTTCCTACTGTGATTGCGATTGCGGCAAGTAGCAGAACATGAACTACTGCACTAATACCGAAAGCAGTCCAACTACCTACAATAATAGCAAATACGATACACCACATCCAAGCAAGTACTTGTAATACTAAATGTCGTACCTGTAAGTCAGGAATGTTTTTGAGTGGATTAAAGTCAGCATTCATAATTGAATTCCAAGAATTCACAATAAAAGTTCTCATTGGATATACTCCTTGTTCAAATGTTACTTTCAAAGGGTAGTGTGCATCTATAGTATCTTTGAAATCTATTGCATCATATTTGTCAGCGTAGTATCTCACTACAACATGATTTTTGAAGTAACCAGTTATTCTATACATCACACACCTATAATAAAGTGTCACTTTTCTGTTGCAAGGTAAGTGACCAACCCCTCAGATTATGCCGCTAGGGCGTACTCTGAATGTGCAAAGTTATCGTTTGCGTTTGTAGTGTTTGACCAATTACGCAGTCACCCGACAGTTCTACTCTTTCTTATCTACGTCAGTCGATCCTATTTCGCCCCCATAATAATAAGTCTCGCATGGCGTGGTGAATAATTGTTTATGCATATCCACTTTACCAATTCTTTTCTAAATTCCCAAAGTATCACTTCGTCCATTATTACCTCAAGACTTATTATGGTGGAGGCGGAGGGTATCGCACCCTCGTCCTGTCCGTCATTCAGATTGTATCAACAAACTGTAATCTTATTTATATCATACTCAAGCAACTTTGTCAAGTACTTTTTCTGAAAAATATGGATCAATATCTAAATACTTTCCCCATTCACTATAGTAGTGTCTCATACCGACTTCATCATGTATTGTACTGTTCTCATGTCTACCATGAAGAATGTTTCTTGCTTCTGTACCTTCACGCATTGTTACACCTTGACCAGCAACACCAATCAAGTCTTCATGCAAGTTGCGACCAAAAGGACCCCATATAGAATTATGATGATTGATACGAGTTAGTCTTTCTTCTTTCGTATCACTCAACAATCCATATCCACGAAACTCAATCAAAACTTTATTCGGACCTAGTGGTGTCACTGCGTCTGAACGATATGCACTCCCACGGAGGTTAAAGTTGAATCCTGGAAAGAGGTCAACCATGTACCACTGGTTGGGCGGCAGATTGGGAAAAGATAATTCCCCCCTATCTTCAAATCCTGAATACTCTTCGTAATTAACAGTAAAACTACTAACATTAACATGACCGTTATCAAAAGGAATATTCTTTCTAGCGAAATATTCATCGTTGAATCCTGACACTCTATTAAAGTAATGCATGAAGTCGTGATAGAATTCACTGTTTGTGTCATGCCACAATTTATAGTTTGTATTAATCACTGCCTTATGATAGTGAAAGACTTCTAATTCTTCTGTGTCGATTGCATCTGCAATACAATCAAATGCACCTGCAGTCCATTCTTCTACTGACTGTGTGGGGTTTTCGTTTAAAGTTGTCCACACCATACCGCCGTGCTTAACTTCCGTGTATAACTCCTTATAGTCATTCATTAGGAATTCTACTCTAGTCATTGTTCCTGAAGGTGTATTAAACTTACCTGTGTTCAGATAAGTTTTAATTGTATCGCCGTTATTGACTGCAATAATATTAACGCCTGCAATTTGTGTCGTTCTAAAATTACCTGCATTTGGCATCTCTGATTTATGACACATGGGAACCCAAACTTTAGAAAAGATTTTATCTTGTTCTTGTTGATGAATTTCAAAACTATTATAACAAGCACTACTGATTGCTTCTACTTGTGGTGCAGATGACCACTGCTTATGATTACGAGGTGGCATAGCGTTCTCCTTCTGCCGTATCAAATATTTATATTAGTAAGAGGTTCGTATACCTTGTTTTGCTTTATCAAAAATATTACTGTTTACCTCTAATCCTCTACCAACAGAAATAAAACAAGTATATTTATTTGATGGTATAAATTCTAAGATAGTAACAGTTCCTGTGTCTACATTACCAATTATTTCAATAGCAGTTTTACTATCACTTATATATCTCATAAACCCAACTTCACCATGTGATTCCAAAAAGTTTTTCTTGACTTCATCATATGTATCGGTAGTACAAGTAACTGGTTTATCAGATGTAAACACCTGAGGTAGTGTTTGTCCTTCTGGACTCTCTGGTGTTACATAATCTTCGGGCGCCGCTATTGCTACGCTCGACAGAAATGTAACAGACCATATTAGTATTAAGGCATCATATACCCATGACTGTTTGATATTCATTTCTGACCTCTCTGTAGGACTCTATAAAGTTGTCCCTTTTCTCTATGAAGAGTTGCGGTTCGTTACCCTCTACTGCCATAAGAATTACTACAGTGTCGATTGGTATGCCAGTTCTCTCTTCATACATGACTGCGTAAGCACTACCTTGTTGAAAGTAGTTTGTAATGTATTCTGCTTTCTTTGGTCTACTGGAAGTCTTAAAATCAATGATAGAAAGTCTTCCGTCAAATTCAGCAATGCAATCTACACGACCAGCAGTCTTTAGAAAGTCTGAGTACAAACTCTTTTCTTGGCAATGTATGTTTTGTATTCTATTAAGAAAAGGTACTATACTAGTGAACATCGACTTCTCACCAGGACCTTCTATCTTAGGTTCTTTGTTATTAAGATAATCTTCACACTGATAATGAAAGCGACTACCTCTAGCAGATGCTTGTCTGCTTATTTTATTCGCCGCCGCTTCACCTACTCGCTTACGCCATTCTAAAATACCTTGCTTAGTATTCCAACCGAGAACTGTAGTGACTGAAGGATATTGTTTACCTTCTGGTGTCACATACAGTCTTCGGTTGTTCTCATTAATTGTTTTTAGTTCAACTAACTTTTTTTCTTCTAAGTGTTTAAATAGCACATCATAATCCTCAAGTGTAATATAGTATTATATCACACTATTATAATAAAGTCAAGTGTTTATTTCGCCGCTTCTTCTTCTGCTTTGATTTTTGCTTTTTCTTCTGGCGACTGTTCATTCCACTCGGTTGGCCATTCTGCCATCTCTAAAGCATATGCAGTTGTATCTTCATTTCTACGAGTCCAACCTCTACCGAACGTATCAAAGTGTTTTAGACTTTCATAATATGCTTGTCGCTTTGCTTGATACAATTTAATGACTTCTTCAAGTCCATCTTTTTTTACTAGAGCATTAATTGCTTTAATACTATTAGGACCGATTCCACCATCAACAGTAGTATCTGCCATCTTCTGTATCATCTTGGCGGCACGACTAGGTCCTGCGTTTACGCCAAAGTCAAAGATACACAAATCTAAACCATTTGGTAGTTCATCACCTTTGATTTTATTCCAATAGTTTTCTTCGTAGATTGGTTTTACATCTTCATCATTCAATGCTTTCATTTGGTCTACTGTACTTTCTTTTCCAGTCCATTCGTCATAGACTTTCTTAGTAACTCCCAAATTTGTAATTCCGCCTGGATCATCAGGATGATTTACATAACCGCCTTCATGTCGTAATACTTTATGAACGCAGTTTCCGAAATTATGTTGTGCCATTTTACTTTATCCTTTTTTAATGATTGTCCAAGCACCCCATGCAATGGCAATGCCTGCGGCAATCTTTGCTAGTGGTGACAGGAACAGTACTAGGCAACCGAGAACGATTAGTCCAGCGCCATCCCAACTTGTTCTTTCTTTAATTCTGTCTTTAATCCATGTAGTCATATTGACCTCCTATTATTTATGCACAGAGTTTTTGCGACATTTTTTTGTCTACACTTTCGAATAACCCTCTGTACTCTTTGCGGTTCTTTGCTAAGATATATTCTTTAACTAGACCGCTTCTTACAATGTCTTCTTCGGTAAAATCTATCATATCGAAAGAAGACATATTCTTTATAATATCCATAAACTGGATAATACCCGTTTGCTCTGATTGCTTTACTAAATCAGTTTGCATAAAGTCTCCACAAAATGAGATGCGAGAATTTTGACCAACCCTAGTAATGATTGTATCTAATTCGTGAAAGTTCAAATTCTGACATTCATCTACAATAATATAGGAATCTTTTAATGTTATACCTCTTATATATGATGTGGGCATAAACTCTAGTATGTCTTGATATTTAGCAAGTTCGTATGGGTTCTCTACTTCAGGAAACAACTCATCGAATAATGAATAATATGGTTCTGTATAAACAGACATTTTCTCTTCCTGTGAACCAGGTAAGAAACCTATGTCTCTTGTTGGTAACATAGAACGCACGATGACAACTTTCGTCTGTTCTACTCTTCTTGAAAGGACTGCTTTCATCGCAAGGTAAATCATTATAAATGTTTTTCCTGTACCTGCACAACCATGCAACATTAAGTTCTTATCATTTTGAAATGCGTCAAATGTTTTACTTTGATTGACTGTCATTGGTTCAATATTTTTTAATGATGTTTTAGTTAAACACTTTGCACGAACTGGTACTTTATTTTTACGTTGTCTTGACATGAGTTCTCCTTTTGAATGTGTCACCATCTTATAAGGTCATCAAATCTCATCATCAGTGTTTATACGGACACTTGCCCCCTTTCTCTTTTTCTTGTTTAAATCCTAGCGTCTTCATTGCTATTCTATATGCCTTTGATCCTCTCCATTGAGTATTCATTAGATAGAATGCTTCTCTGTCTCTCTCTACATCAGCATCATTTGCTAATCGTATTTCAAGAGGTAACTTCTTTCTTTGAATTGGTATATGTGTAACTAGAGGTTGACCGAACTTCATAGCAAACTGTACACCTCTTCTCTTAACGAAAAAGAACATATTGCTTTCGTGCCAATAGTCAGTGTTAAGTATTCCAGGAACTGCCTGCATACAATCATTAAATTGAAATGTAGGATCAATCAAAAGAGTACTCCAACCTTTGGGTGTCACTATTCTCCATGGTGTCTCTAACTTGAGAAGTGCAGTACACCATTCTGCAGGTAACTCATCTATCATCGTTGAGTATTGAGACGGAGGGTGTGTCTTCCAACTAGGAGATATATCTTCTCTCTTATGAAATTTACGCCAATCACCTACGTCTTCTGCAGTGTAACCTAGTCCCATTAGATATGCTTGTACTTGTTCACTGTCAGGTTCTAGTGTTTTAATTTTTGTATGGTCTCCATTAGCATATTCTGGATCACCGTAATTATAAGAAGAACCTTCTGAAGAAGTGTGTGCTAATACTTGTTTACCATCTAGAGTAGTACTAAGAACACTGTTCGCCCAAAAAGGCACAGTGTAACCTAGCGTAAGAATATCTTGCATACCAGGACAAGTTTTGATTGTGTGACCCCATGTATCAAAATCTGGATGAATTCCATGAGGTATACCTCTTGCCACTGCTTGACCTTCTTTATGTTCTAGCAACTGTTCATCAGTAGTATCTGTCTTAGGTAAGTCTTTGTACCACTTAGGCATAAATCTAGCAGTAGGTTGAACTGGTGCCCACTTATCCATACCTGTAATATGCGAATAGTATTCTACTCTAGGGGGCGAATAACTCTTCGTTGATAACCATTGAGCAAAGTCGTAAATTAACTCTCTCACTTCTTTTTATTCCTATGTTTTTGTAAAATATTTTTTGTCTTTACTTCAGCGATAGATTTAGAACGATAACTGTCTAGATTAGAACCTGGATTCTTTTCTGCTATCTTAGACATAACTTCTTTGAACCCACCAGGAACTTTATCTCTAATAGATACACTTCCCAATATCGCAGGAGCAGTAATCACTTTATCTAAGTGAGGATTTGTTTTTTGAAAATCATCAAGTTCAGTATATGACATGAAGTGGTCTTCGACTTCTCCGGTTGCTTGATTAATAAAACTGTATGTAGGCATAATGTATTATACTCCAATAATATTATTTAGTTAGTGCATTTGCTTACGCTTGAGTTCTTCCATATAATTAATTACTTTTTGCCAGTAATCTTTGAACCAAGGGTCTTGTGCGTTATGCTTTGCTTTATATAGATATCGCAGTCTGCGATTGATTGTTGGAATATTCATACCAATACGGAACCTCTCTTTTTCTCCAGTTAGCAAAACCTTTCTTTGCTTCCATATAGAAATTGCGATATGCAGAGATACTATCATCTTCAACCATGCACTGCGGAAACTCTTTCATTGCTTGTGGTGGTTCTACAAAAGGTGTATCTGCAATATTCTTAGGTGGGGTTTTTAGAATTTCGTGCAGTAGCGTATAACTAAGGTGTTCGTTTTCGTATCGTAACTGGAACTCTTTATACAGTTCGCACCAAAGGTCGTACAACCATGTGTAGTGAGAAACAGACTGCCTAACCCAAATAGCACTAGGATGGTTGACATGACACGCTTTATATATTGTATTCTCTTCATTAGGGTTATTCAAACGCCAGCGTTTGACTTTTCTATTATTCTTACTATAAGCAGTATATTCTTCACCGTCTAAGACCCTATGAGCGGTACTCATAAGTTGAGCGTACTCAACAAGCATTTTAGAAACGTGTTTATCAACGTGCCATTCTGCACATTGCTTTGGGTCATTGTGTAGGTAGAATATATTCATCACCAAGGTCCTCGCATATTGAAAGTTCAAGATAGATAGAATCCAGATACATCATCATATCATTCATTTGATAGTGTACTTGTATTAATATCACACATATTATAATAAGTAAAGCAAAAATTACAGATAGTAAAACTTTTACCATTTGTCCTCTAACTTCTTTTGAAGTTTACGCCAACGCTTTACTGCTTCTTTTTTTCTACGTTGTTTTTTCTCAGATGGTTTTTCGTAGAATGATTTTTGTTTTAGTTCTTTGAGAAGACCTGACTTCTGAACTTTACGTTTGAAAATCTTTAGTGCTTTCTCAATGTTGCCATCACGAACAGTAACTTCTAGACCACCATCTTTAGGTTTATCTTTCCAGTTACTTCTTCGTGGTTTGTTGTAATTGTTATTAAATGTTCTCATACTACACACTATACTCTAGTTGTTTACATTTGTCAAGTCTTTTTATGGCAATAATCATTCGGCGAACTTTATGTGAATTTGATTAGGGTCTTCTTCTATTCTTGTCAATAAGTCTTGTTCATATTTATGAAAGTTCATGGCAATAGTAATTCTATTCTTTTGCATCAAATCACTATCTTGATATTTACCTTTTCTAATATATGGCACCGAATGCATCATATAACCAGGAAATATAATCAAAGTTCCTGCCGTTGCAAATTTCTCATGCAATCTCTGCGTAACTTCTGTTTCTCCACCAGGAGTATTATCGTATCGACTTTGTACTGTATAATAGTTAGGATTATGAAAGCAAGTAGGTATAGTATCATTTGTTACATAATAAACTGCACAGACTTCATGCACACCATGATGATGTGCTTCTTGAAAGTGATGACTTTCATCATACTTGTTCCACCAACATTGAGTAACTTTATTCGGTTTAGAAGGTTCGTACCAACCAACCTGAACCATGTATTGATTGACTGCTTCGTTAACTGCTTCTAAAAAGTCTGAATGACGTTTTGTGAATTCCATTG